ATGAAACGCACAGACATCAAGCGCCGGCCGCTGGCCGACACAGTGCTCGCGTCCCTGGAGCCAGAGGCCAAGGAGTACCGCGAAACCTACGGCGTCGACCGAATCTACTTTGTCGTCTCACCCAACGGCCGGAAGCGCTGGGAGCTCCGCTACAAGAAGGCAAACGGCAAGTGGTCGTTCATGGGCCTGGGCGGATACCCCGAAGTATCAGCAAAGAAGGCCCGGGAGAAGGCTGGCCAGGCCATTGCCCTGATCGACCAGGGCGTCGATCCCGTCGAGAAGAAGGTCAGCGACGTTGAGCAGGCGGCCAAATCTCTCCATACCACCTTCCGTGCCGCAGCCGAATCCTGGTATGACAAGAAGTCAAAAGAGGGATTGGCCACGGGCACCCTTTGCAAAGTCCGAACCTACCTGGACAAGGACATCCTGCCAGCCCTCGGCGACAGACAGCTGGACGAGATCACCAGGCGCGACTGCGCCGCCCTGCAACAATCCTTCGAAAGACGCGACGCCCACAATGTGGCGAAGAAAGCCCGCGGCTGGCTGAACAAGATTTTCAGCTTCGCGATCGCCAGCGGCCTAACCGAGAACAATCCGGCCAGTGAACTACTGGTAGTCGCGGCTCCAGCGCCTGCGACCCAGCAGTACCCTCACCTGCTTGAGCCTGAGCTGCCAGAGTTCATGCGCGCTATGCGCAAGTCGACCAGCAGGTTGATCGCGCGAACTGCGGCCTGGATGACGCTGTGGACAGCGAGCCGGCCGGGAATGGTGAGATATGCGGAATGGGCGGATATCGATCTTGAGGCAGGCCTGTGGTCGATATCGGGAGAGAAGATGAAGATGAGGCGCGACCATGTCGTGCCACTGTGCACGCAACTGATCGCCGCATTGAGGGAGCTTAACGAGCTGACCGGCAGGAGCAAATGGCTGTTCCCAGGGATCGGCGCATCAACGCCGGTTATCAGCGAGAACACCATCGGCAAGGTGTTCGCCAGCGCTGGCTATAAAGGAAGGCTTGTGGGGCACGGCACACGCCACACCGCGAGCACCCTGCTTCGCGAGCATGAATGGCACAAGGATTTCGTCGAGGCGCAATTGGCCCACAAGGAGGCGGGGGTTTCCGGCGTCTACAACAAGGCGGCATACCTGCGCCAACGCCGGAGGATGATGCAATGGTATGCGGACTTCCTTGACGCGCTTGAAGCAGGCATGACAGAAGAGCATCGAGAGCAATTCAAGCGCAGAGCGCTGGAACCCTAAGCGACAGGCCAAAAGAGTAGCCGCCAGAGTTCTTAAAGCGGATTTTCGACTCAATTTTCTTCTTTTTGAGGTGAGGTTAGTGGCAGACGGACGCTGCCGCCTCAACTCCTTCCATATCTGATTCGCTGCCGGCGCTCCGCTGACAGATCCCGTCCTCACAGAAACGCTTGCTCACCGCCAGGCTCTGCCGTGCCTGCAGCATTTCGCCGCACCAGCACTTTCCGCCCGACTTGCAGGCCCACCCTGCTCGCCAGCCTAAAGCCCGTTAACCATGGGTCCTCCAGAGATTTTTATACCTCTTTGGTAGCCGGACAGGCCCGCCCCCCGAAAATAGTCGCAACCCCCACTCCTCGTCCAAGATCGAGCCGCCAGCTGTGCATAAGTAGCCACCTGTCTGCTCCCACAGCAGTCGGCTCACTGCGGTAGTGTCGGCCCGGATGAACTTGCCTACTCTACCGCCCGCTCTACACCGGCCCGCGAGCGCCTGCAACCAGCAAACCCCTGCCTACCTTAGAGCAAGCTTAGTTTTTCTGATGCCCGCCCTTTAGTTTGGTCGCTGCCAGACGATAAAAGGGGGAGCGGCTCACACAGGTGGCTTTTGCCTATTGTTTTGCAACCATATGGCCATGTATGATCCGCGAGCAACTGTCTGCTGTGTGCTTGGTTAAGGTTACACGTGACCTAGAACACATCGCGACGGAACTGTCGGCGACTAAGGTTGCCTAGAAAATCGCCATCTCTGCCTTTGGGGGGAGGTGGGGCAATCAGGCAGGAGGTCACGTGACCTTCTATCCAAGGTGGATGCCTGAATTGGAATATCGACTCATATTGGAGATGAAACCGTAATGGCTATTACTTCTGCACAAGTTCAACAGCTGTACGTTGCTTACCTGGGCCGCGCCGCCGACAAAGGTGGTCTGGACTACTGGCTGGGCGAGTTGAACGCCGAGCCTGCCAAAATCACCCTGGACCAGATCCGCGCCAACTTCGTCAACGAACAGGCTGAGTACAAAGAAGTCTACGGCGGCCTGAGCCGTGTCGACACCGTTACCAAGATCTACAACAACCTGTTCGGTCGTGCTCCTGACGCTGGCGGCCTGACCTACTGGACCACTGGTGGTGGCGCTTCCGTTTCGATCGACCAACTGCTGGTTGCTTTCATCAACGGTGCTTCGGCTGCCGACGCTAAAGTCGTCGCCAACAAGGTACTGGTCTCTGAGGTTTACACCGAAACTGCCGGTGCAAACTACGCGAAAGAAGATGCAACTTCGATCCTGTCGGGCGTAGATGGTACTGCTACTTCGGTTGCTGAAGCTGTCGCCAAGCTGGAAGACGGCAGCCTGTCGGGCATCGCTATTCCTGCTGGCGTTGCAGCCCTGAAAGCACAAGCCCTGGCTGAAAAAGCTGTCGATGACTTCGAAGCTAGCAAAGTCAACGAACTGGTTGAACTGAACAAAGCAGTCGTTGATCTGAAAGCTTCTTCCGGCAATGCTGTCGTCCTGGACCCTCTGGATCCTGTAGCTCCTGGCGAAAAACAGACCTACGCTGGCGCAGATCAGGCAATCCAGAACGCTCTGGACCTGCGTGAAGCTATCGGCGGCGCGACTTCTGTTCTGCAAGCCGCAGCAACTCAAGCCGCCACTGATCTCCAAGCTACTCGCCTGGCTTACACTCAGAAAGATACTGGCAACGTCGACAAAGCTGTTGCTTACGAAAAAGCTCTGGCTACCGACGCTAGCCTGAAAGCTGCTGATGATGCTGCTGTTGTCACTGCTAAAGCTAAAGCCCAAGTGGACTTCGCTGCTGCTACTACCGACGCAGCAGTTCTGGTTAAAGCTAACGCTGACGCTGGTCTGGCTCCAGGCACTGTTACCGATACAGTAACCCTGTACACCGAACTGACCAACAAAGATGCTACCCCTGCGCAGATCAAAGCTATCACTGACGCGTTCGACGTGCTGCTGAAAGACTCCACTGACTACAAAACTCTGAAGTCTTTGGCAGCTACCGACTACGCTAAAAACGTTGCTAAGCAAGCCGTAACTGACACTGCTTCGGAAATCACCGGCACTGAAGGTAACGCGTACAAGAAAGACGTCGCAGACAAAGCCACGGCTGACAAAACTCTGGCTGACGCAAAAGCTGCAGACGCACTGGTTGCCAAGGCTCAAGCTATCGCTGACGCTCACAAGGCTCTTGAAGACGCCGCTGCCGCTGTTGAAGTCCCAGGCAACGCTAAAGAGCTGGTGGACACTGTCGCCCCTGCTGCTAATGATGGTACTGATAAAGCTGACCTGTTCCACTTTGCTGACAAGGCCACTTCCGATGACTTCACTATCGGCTCTGGCGGCGTTACCAACTTCGCCAAAGGCGACGCAATCTACGTTGGCGAAGGCTACACCCTGAACAGCACTGCAACCTTCGATTCGACCACTAACCAGTACACTGGTAGCAACACCGGCGCTCTGGAAGTGTTCTTCGGCAAAAACGCTGCTGGCGACGTGACTGTCACCGTTGAAGCCAACGCTGTTGGTAACGTGGCTGCTGCTGGCACCACCGACAACGTTTCGGTTATCACCCTGACCGGCGTTACCGACGTATCGCAAGTCACCTTCGCCAACGGCGTTGTCAGCCACGTCTAATCGTGACTGACTCGCTGTGATGGGCTTCGGCCCATCATTGGACGATAAAAAAAACCCGCCCCTCAAAAGGCGGGTTTTTTATTTCCGCTAGTTCAGCCACATGAGCTAGCAAGTCAGATAATCACGTTTTAGCAGGCAAAAAAAACCCCGTACCTTCGTCAAGGTACGGGGGTTTTCGTGTCAACATCGACTATTGGAGATAGTCGAGAACACTGTACCTGCAATGATACAAAATGGCAAGTAGACATCATAAAAACACGAGAACTAGCCCTCATTACGAACGAACTAAGGGCATTCCCTGACTTCAATGGTCCTGCCGAGACGTAGAGCTCCGCTCCCACCTCCGACGTTCTGCCGTCCCAAGACAATCCACTCAATGAAGAGTCGCAGCAACCCCGCCCAGCGCTCGCTGCTGATACTGCCGCAACGCCTGCATCAGCGACTCAGCCTCCCGCCGAAGGCACTCGACCACCTCTGGTGGATCTTTAAGGTCTTTGGCCTCGTAGTAGCGCCTCATTGCATCAATGGCCTGCTGAACCAGCGGCTCTCCCGCCTCGACGATTCCTGCCAAGGTCTTCATGTCCTGCCCCTGTCGTTTGGTCAAGGCAGTATAGGCCGGCTCACAGGCCAGCCGCACTATCCGGACTCGGTCATACGCTTTTGCAACGCCCCCTCCCCCATCAGCGCCCAAGCCATATCCTCATCCTTCACCCCACCCTTGCACGCCGCATAGCGCGATCCACCGCCGACCCGCAGACCGGCGTACATCAAGCCAGCCCGTCGCTTGTCTGCGCCCAGGGCGAGCAGCATCTCGTAGAACAGCGCATCGCACACGGCGCGGGGTAGCTGGTTCTCGCAATACGTGAAATCGTGAATGACTCCAGCCCCGCGATCCTCAAGGTCGTCGAAGAGGGGCTTTACTAGCCACGGCGTTGAGGCTAGGTCGGTGATGAAGTACTTGGGCGCGGTATAGATAACGCCATCAAGCGCGTGATACCTGAAGTCGCTCATCAAAACCCATTCGCCTTTGTCGTAGGCCTGCAGAACCAGCGGATCAAGAAAACTCCCTCTCATCATGCTCTATTGCCCTCGACCTTGTATCGCCATGCGAAGCCGCCAGTTGCGGCCTGGATTCCTGAGACGCATCGCCGAATAGAGGACAGGCCTGTTTCTCTCATGGCGCACTGCAGGCCGTCGAAAACGGCAATGACACTTCCGCTCTCGATGCATATCTGCTCGACTGGCTTACGGGTTGCAGCAACCATCGCTTGATTTGCGCGGAGATGACTAGTGGATAGTCCTGTCTCTCTCGCATGAGCCATGTTCTCTGCGTGGGTGCACCACTCTAGGTTCGCAAGTGAATTGTCAGACTTTGACCCGTTGATATGATTCACGAAGGGCTTTGAGTCTGGATTGGGAAGAAACGCTTTAGCCATCAGGCGGTGGACGTAGCAGGTTTTCCTGCCATCGCCATGAATAGTTACAGCCCAGTATCCATTTGTCATAAGCCAAGCTTTAAGCAATCGCCCAGACTTCTCGCTAAAAACATCGCCCCGGCGATTGATCAAGTAGCCGGTATGCTCGGTCGAAACCCAATCACCATTCATGGAGTTTCTCCGTGGATTGATGCTCCACCGCAGGTGACTTCGACACGATTCGGCGCGATCGAGGCGTTGACCAGGATGCGGTTGGCGGCGCGCACATCCACTGGAGTCGCGCAGTAGGCGTTGGCGGCGTAGCTCAGGGCCTGGACAGCGCAGCCCTGGAGCAGGATCACGACGGCCAGCAGAATGGCTTTCTTCATGCCACCTCCTCCATTGTCTGGGCATACAGAGCGTCCCAGGTCTGCCGGTGCGGCTTGCCAGGGCGCCAAGTGCGTAGGTACAAGGCCCATGCCCGCTGAACCTCACCCACCGCAGGCAGCGGCGCAGGATCGGTCCACAGCAGAAGCCGGGCGAACGCGGCAGCAAGCACATCGTCGTGCTCCAGCGCGGCATAGACAGCGGCGTCGGTCACCGGCACGCCCCTGGCCTGGCATACGGAGCGCGCCAGGGTCTGGGTGGCGGGATGCTCAAGCACGCCACAGACACCGCCACCCTTTTCGAACTGCCAGAGGCCTCGGGCCGGGCCGCCGATCTGCCGGCGATGGATCAGTCGACTTTCCTGTAGCCCGATGCTCAGCAGCATCTGCTCAGCGCGCCGGCCCGACATTTTCGCAGGCAGCAGTTTGAGCGCCGGGGCAATTGCCGAGGCGCGGATTTGTTGCAGCATGGGTTTTCTCCAGGCGAAAAAAAACCGCTCAGGGCGGTCGGGGATGCTTGCGTCAGATCGAGACTATTACGGCCACCCTTGCTCCAGCATCTCGGCTGTAATCGAGCCGTCGGCCACGGCGGTCAACAGCTCAGCCTCCCGATCGAAACAGCGCTGGACATGGTCAGCAACGGCGTCAGCCATAGCCAGGACTTGGACGCCGCTTAAATCGATGAAGCCGTCGCCAGTCTTCCAGCGCAGCGTGTAGCCTGGCTCGCGTGATGCGCGTAGGGCTGCACCGTTGATCAGCAGCTTGCTGCGGTCGTCCGTGGCCACCTGCATTCCCTGCAGCTCAATGCCGGCGGTCTCGGTCTGGTAACGGCGGGCAGCGATGAGGCTCGTCCAATCCGGCACAGGCGGTTCAGGCAAGACGGGCACCGGATAACTCGAAAGCTTTTTCCACTCGAAGCCGTCCCACTGCGCAAATTCCCCCTCCTTGAGCTCTGGCGGAGCAATATTTGTACCTGCCGGAACCGGGCCATAAATGTCCTCAACTTTGAAAGCTGATGTGAACACCCGGTTGCCGTCGTACTGATAGATGTAGATATCGTCCATAATTACTCCTTACGCCTCAAGGGCGCGAATGTAGCAGTTAAGACCCAACGGGGCCGGGACATACGGCAGCGCGAATTGACTGACGGTGTCATACGCATATGTGGGTATTGATTTGACCACGGTGGCCGGACTCACGTTTATTGAACCAAATACCCAGCCGTCAAGCGCCGCGACCTTGAACATTCCACTAATGTTTGTCACGGGCATCATGTTATAGGCGGATTGACCAAACGAAGCGACTGCTAGGTCGGAAGAAGTCGAGTAAATAGACCCGCCCGTGGCAAAGAAGAAAAAGCCATCGGAGTAGGCTGCTGTTGCACCTAGCAGCGGGGCTATGGGGGATACAGTGAGGAAAAAGTTTAGACCGTTGTCTGCCGAACGTTTAAAAGTAGTGCCGACGCTATTGCCGCCTGTCAGCCAGTTACCTTTTTTGTCAGTTACCACAAAGACATAGCCACCACTAGTGGCGTTCGCGCTCGCTGCCTTGAAAGTTAAACCGCCGTCTCTGGAAATTACAGAATAAACGTTTCCTACGACAACCCATGTGCCCTGATCGTCAGTGTCCAGATCGACCCACGCAGTGGTCTGGGTAGCGTCTATCTGGGACCATGAGCTATTATCAAAAGATCCACCATTTGTAGCTCGATACACATACCTACTCGTGGTGGTTAGCAGGCCTATCCAAGTTCCGTTTTTATCGCAAACTATCTTTGAAAACGCAGAGCCTGCTGCGTAATTACCAAACCCGTTCGTACCTCCGGCGGAATTTCCATCCAAACCCATCTCTACGTACTTTAGATTTTCGCCAGATAACGCAGACAACGGAATTATCCATTTTTTATTTTTAGGGTCATACGTTACAGATAGCGGAGTTCTGGAAGTTCCAGAAATAGCGCTCTTTAGCGCGATCAGCGTGCGCCAAGTAGCACCGCCATCTATGCTCATGCTGGCGTCGCCGTTACTGAACACCTGCAACACGTAAGGCTTTCCACCTACCGTCGGGTTCGGTGCGACGGCAATACCAACACATGTGCCTGTCGTTACAGACGTTGCCTGAGTTGCAAAATCAGAACCAGTCTTGCCGCCCAGACTTCCAAGCTTCGCGGCCAGTAGCGGGAACGGGGCCTTCAGCCGGACTGTGCCATCGCAAGGCAAGTACAGGGAGCCCGGGTCATTGGCGCTCATTACCACATCGCCAATCCGGTCAGGGAAGCCCCATACCGGTTGACCGTTGCCCCATATCACAGCTTGGCCGCGAGTGGCCAAGGCAGTGTTGGGCAGACCCCAAGTCCAAGCAACGCCGGTTGCGTTACCATTCACGCCCAGCACTTTGTAAGCATTGCCTGCCAGCGACGGGGCGCCGACCGCAGACTGCGCGGCGGCAGCGTACGCCTGCGAGCTATCCGCATGCTGCTTGGACAGGTCGGCCTGAGCTTTTGCCAGTGTGACTTGCTGGGCAGCCAGATTGACCTGAGCGGCGCCGGCCTGCTCGGCGTCGGTCACAGCTTGCTGGGCAGCCAGCTTGGCAGTGTTGGCCGCGCTGGCGGAGTCGGAAGCTGCTGATGCGGAGCCCGCAGCGGCATTCTTGTAATCCTCGACCGCCGCGACCTGTCCGCCGATCCATTCGGAAGTGCTGTTGATCTGCACGACGAGAGGCGGCAGTGCCGCAACAAACGTGTCCGCCTTCGCGGCGAAGTCGTCGGCGCCGTCAGAGCGCGTAGGAGCGGCAGGCAAAGCTTTGATAACAGGGGTAGCCATCAGATGATCGCCTCCACGGTAATTGAACAATCGGAAACGCTCGGCCCCGAGAAGACGATGCTGAAATCTCGGTAGTAGCCGAACAAGATGGTGGCTTCATAGGTTTCTTCGCCGATCCAGACCACGGGCGTGGCCCGCAGCTCGGCCAGCAGCCGACGTATCCTGGTCACCGCCGAGGTGTCCACGGACACGTCGAATTCGGCGCGGTTGGAGTACGAGCGCTGCACGACAACGGTGTTGCCGAAGTCGTCCGTCGATTTGCGGCTGTAGTCATTGATGCCGACGGACGTGCCGTATAGTGCGGTGCCGATCTGCTGCCGGCTGCCTACGACGACATGGCCGACCGCCGCCTGCCCGGCCCCTGCATCGACGGTGATGACCAGATTGGCCGATCCGTAGGCCGGCAGGTTGAGCAGCACCAGGTCGGTTTTCACGACGACCGGCTCGAAGAAGTAGTCGTACCAGTTGGTCACCCCGGCATCGACCAGCGTGACCGTCTCGCTGTACACCTCCCCTTCCAGGGCATCGACCATCTTCACCGTGACCGACTTGCCGGACACGTTGAACATCGCGACCGAGTTCACCACCGCGCCAGGCTTGACCGTGACACTGATCGTGCCTGGATTGGTGGTGAGCGACTCCAGCTTGTCGTCGAACATCCGCCAGCGGTTTGTGGCTCCAACCTCAAGCCACTTGGCTGGGGCCTCGGCGGTGACCACCTCCTCACCCGGTTTTACGCCAGCTGGCACGTCGACCAGCGCCTCGTAGACGACATGGGCAAGAATCACCCGCTGCCCCTTGGTGTAGGCCGTCGCTGCAGCCCAGGCCGGATAATCCGTTTCCGGCACATTGCTGCTGACCAACTGGGCTTCGCCGATCACAATCGGTTTGATCACTCTCATGCGTAATCCCTTTCTTTTGGCGCACCTTCGACATCCCACTTCTGAAGCAGCTGAGCGACCTGCTGGGCGTACTTAGCGATCTGGAAGCGTTGCGACTTGTTTGCTTCGAGCAGCTGCTCGAACTTGGCCAGTAGCGCTCTGTTGTCACTGACTCCGCTCATCACGTCCGCTCGACTCGATCCGAAGACCTGGTTCGGGCTCGGGATGTCCAGCACCGGACCGCCCTGGGCGAACGCCGGCAGGCGCCCGGCATTCATCTGATCGAGCAGGCCGGTACCGAACATCCGCACCGCGTCGGCCGACATGACGTATTCGCCGTTGGAGAGGCGAGCCAGGATGCTGTCGCTGGTTCCAGTGCCTGGGCCAGAAATCAGCCCGCCCGTGGCGTATGCCTTGATCGAGCCGTTGGCGATGGCTGCGTTGCGGACTGCTTCCTGCAGTTGATCGGGGGTGAGCGCGCCGGACGCGAGTTGCGCATTCCAGTACGCCGCACCCTCGTTCATTGCGATGCCTGCTGCTTTGTAAGCCAGCTCCACGGCGGCAGCGTTTTTGAAGGCTTCGACGATGTTCTGGTTGTTCAGTGCGCCGTTCGCCAGCTGGTCCTGCCAGTACTGCTTGCCACCGGCGTCTGCGTCACGCCCGAGCACGTCCTTGTAAATGGTATCGATGAGCACGCCACTGTTCGCCGGCGTGCTCTTGCCGCTGATCGAACTGATTGCCGCGACCACTGCCGCGTTCATCTGCTTGATGGCTTCGGTGACGCTCAAGACCGAGTTGTCCACCCCATTCAGCGCATCGAGCTGCGCCTGTGCGAAGGCTAGCTGCTGATCCAATGCATCCAGCTGCGCCTGCATGGCCTCTGCGTTTTTCTCCGCGGCTGTCAGCTGCTTGCCGTTGAGCTTGTTCAGCTCGGCCACCTGATTCGCTGTGCGACCCTGGTCCCGGTTGAACTCCTCCAGCGAGCCGTACAGGTCGGTGTTGTTCGAGCCCAGCACGTCCAGCGCATCAGTCAGTCCTGCGAACCCGGCCAGCGAACCACCCGCGCGAGCAATGGCCAGCGCCGAAGTCAGCGTGGCCTGGGCCTGGCTGCGCAGCATCCGCACAGCGTCGTCACCGGTACCACGCAGTTGCTTCAGTGCGCTGCCCAGGGCATTACTGATGCCGGTCAGGTCGCTGATGCGGCTGTTGGCATCCGTCAGCGACTTGTTGATCGCCTTCTGCTGCGCTGCCACGGCCCGCTGCACCGCGGCGAAAGCGGCATTCACGCTTGCGCCAGCGGCCTGCCTATCGGCCTCAGCACGCTGCTCCAGAATGTCGTAGTACGAAGAAGCCTGACCCGACAGCGCCATCAGCGTGGCGAACATTCCCATGCCCGCCTGGGTGGTCGTATCGATCGACTCGACCATGTCGCGGAAGCCGGTACGGGTTTCTGGCAGCGTCTGGTTCGCCGCGGCAAACGCCCGGGTGACGGCATCGAGCGTATCGTCCATGCGCTCCGACTCGCTGATGAACGCGCCGTAATAGGTCGCAGCATTGCTCTGCAACACATCCAGCCCGCCCGCAATCGCCGTCAGCTGCTCAGCCAGCTTGCCGCCCGCCACGGACATGTCGTACATGCCGACGTTCAAGTAGCGTACAACCTCGTTGACGCCCTCCAGGTTCTGCACGAACGCGGTGAGGCCTTCGAAGTTGTAGCCGCCAAGGCCAGCTGCTGTAGCAGCATCGACAGCAGAAACCATCGAGTCGGCCACACCGCCGAACCACTTGGCGATTTCGGCCTGGATCTCCTCAGCCGTTTTGTCCTTCGTGCTGATCTTCTGCGCGCCGATATTCAAGCCATCGAGCACGCCATCATTCAGCTCGACATTGAGACGGTCGAACAGATCGAGGACCGAGCCCTCGGTGGCGTCATAGGTCGCGTCCAGGGCGGCCTGGGTTTCCGGATCAAGCGCCGAGTAGCGGGTGCGCTTCTTGTTCTTGCCGAACAGCCCGCCCTTTTTCTTCTGGTACTCGTATTGTCGACCTGCGAAGTCGCCATTGATGACCCCGAGCGAAAGCCCAACGTCTTTGGTTTGCCACGACCCGCCGAACAGCGAGCCACCGAGGTAGCTGCCCAGGGCTGCACCAATGGCTGTGCCGATGCCAGGCAGAGCCGATCCAAGGGTTCCTCCAATAGCGGTGCCCAAGGCAGTGCCTGCGGCGCCACCAGCGAGCGATCCTCCCCAGCCGCCAAGGCCGCCTGTCACAGCACCTTTGATGCCAGATTGCCCGTAGCCATAGATGGCACCTCCTATGCCCGACAGGCCCTGCGTCAAGCCACTGACCTGATAGGCCGCAGCCTGTTGCGCGCCCACCCAGTTCTGGAAAGCTGGGCTTGTATAGCCTGCAATCGTAGAGCCGGTGCCTGCCGCTGCTGAACCGCTACTGAACAAGCTACTGAGGCCACTGCTGAGGTAGTTGTAACCACCGCTGATCGCGCTCTGCATGCCGCCCAGGAAGCCTTCACCAGCACTCCAGCCAGCAGAGACAGCGCTGCCAAAGCCGGAGGTGGCCACGCCGTAGGCCTTGGAAGCCATATCAAACAGGCCCAGGCCACCGCTGCCACCACCGCCGCCGAATAGCCCGCCAGATTGCGCGGACAGTCCGCCAACACCCAGCGCCGCACCGATCTGCATGACGATCGGGCGGGTGATGGCCATGTGTGCCAGCTCAGCCAGCAGCTGCTTGAAGCCATCCTTCAGGCTGGTGGCGAAGCCGTCGAAGCCGTCACCAATGTTCTTCCAGGCGTCCGCGAAGGCGCCATCGACACGGTCCAGCGCGCCTTCGGTGAACTGACCCCAGGCGGTCGCCGCGTTCTTGTTTTGCTCGTATTCAAGACCCAACAGGCGCAGGGCATCCTGGTACTCGGCAGCCTTGTCCGGGGCCAGCTCCATGGCCTTGTTCAGGGCCGCCTGAGCTTCGGTGTATTCGCGCAGCAGCTTCTTCTCGGGGTACAGGCGATCCATGATGCTGCCCGCATCCGATGCCTGCTTGGCGATCTTCACCGCCTCCTGTTGGGCCTTGGTCGCGGCCAGCAGCTGCTCATACTCTTGGCTGCCGACAGCGACGTTCTTCCCGGCCAGGGCGACCTGCATCGCCTTCTGGACGTTGTACGCCTCCAGTGCAGCCGTGCCTTGTAGAGTGGCGGTCGCCTGGGCGAGGATGTCCTCGGTCTCTTTGCCCAAGTCGTAGGCGGACTTTGCAACAGCGAGCCGATCCTCGGCGTCTGCCTGGCCACGGATCGCGGCCTCCACTTCCTTGCGTGCCCCGGCGCCGGCCTTAAGCAGCGCTTCCTCCACCTTCTGCTGAATGCCGAACTCGCGCGACTTGTCGGTGCCGTCCAGATACGCAGCCGCCAGGCCCTGGGCACTGCGGACCGCGATCTCGGCCTGAGCCTGCAGGTCCGCTAGCGCCTTGGCCTGGTTCTTGGCCTCGGTAGCAGCCTGCTTACCGGCGCTCGAAGCCGCCTGCGCGGCCCTGGTTGCTGCCTCCTTGGCCTCACGCTGTTTATCCGCGGCCTCAGCCTCAGCCAGGATGGCCTTGCGACCTTCCTCGGTGACGTTCTTCTGCTCGCTCAGCCAGCGGGTGGCCTTCTTCGTCTCGCTGTTGCCGTCCTCCAGGGCGGCACTGCGCTTCTGCAGGGCTTGCAGGTAGGTTTCTTCGGTGGCCGACATGCCGCCCTTGGCGGCGTTGTTCTCGTGGGTTGCGACCGTGTCTTCCTTGATAGAGGCAGTCAGCGCTTTCAAGTCACCGTTGAGTTTTTGCAGCGTAACGCCGAGATCAGAGGCGCGAATCTGCCCCTCCTCGATGGCTTGCGCCATCGACTCGGATACACCTGGAACCTTGCGCACCTCATCGGCCACCGCCTTCCAATCGACCGCCATACCTGCAGCCGAATCCTGGGCTGCTTTGCGCACCTGGTCCAATGCCGCCTGTACGTCTTCTGGAAGCGGCGCCAGGCCCGCCATCAGCCCGTCAGCGCCAGCCGCCCCCAAGTTACGCAGATCGCTTTCGAAGCGGTCAGCAATAGCGCCCGTTGTTTCGTTCAGCTTGCGCTGAGTCTCATCGATTTTGGTTTGGAGCTCTCGCAGGGTAACGGCCTGGGTCGCTCTGTTCAGCTTGCTGAAGCGCTCGATGAGCTTATCTAGCGGATCTGCGAGATCGCCGAGCTTCCTCTCCAGCGTGGACGTATTGTCACGCATGGTAAGGAACGCAATGCCAGCGCCTACAGCCAGCGCGGCGATACCAGCCGGGCCGCCCAGCAGGGCCAGAACGCCACCCGACGCAGCTTTCAAGCCGGCCTGAGCGGCGGCCAGCTGTGCAGTGGCGGCGCGCTCAGCCAGCCGCGCCTCTGCCAGCTGGATGGACATCTGCGTCTGCACCGCCGTACCGCGCGCTGCGATGGCTTCTTTCTCCGCGCGCACCACAGCCGACTGCGCGGCAATCTGGTTGGCCTTGGCCACCTCGACAGCACTCGCGGCCTGAGTGATGTTCGCGGTCCGTGCCTGCAGCGAGGCCGACGCTGACTCGCCGATCTTCTGGATGTATCCCACGAACGCTGCCGCGACTTTCCCACCCATCACGGCAGCCAGGACGTTCAGGTGCTCGGCAAGAAAGCCAATCGCCTGGCCCAGCGCTTCAGCAGCACCGCCGCCCGAGAGGCGGTCGAACAGATCGGCCAGCCCCTCCATGCCGGGCAGCATGCCCGACACCAACTGGCGAGAGGCGCCGTCGAAAGCGCCCTGCAGGTTGACGATGGACTGGCGCACCTCGACCAGCCGGTCGATTTCGAGCTGGCTCAGGACGCGGCCCGCCTTCTCGGCCTGCTCGCCGAAGTCTCGGAAGCCCTGTCCATTGTCCTTGAGCAGCGGGATCAGCGCCGTCGCTTCGTCGGCAACCGCCTCCATGTAGGTGGTCATTTGCTGCTGACTCAGCCCGGCCTTTTCAAGCGAGCTGTAATACAGCTGCAGCGCCTGGGGACCGGAGAGCTTGGCGAACATGTCGGCGGTGACACCGACCTGCGGCGCGATCTCCTTGAAGAAATCGGCCATCTCGCCACCGCCACGGGCCAGAAACTCACCGACGCGGTCGTTCATGTCCTTGTAGATATCGGACAGCTTTTCCTGCTCGATGCCGACGGTCTTGGCGCCGGCGGCCAGGCGCTGGAAGTCATCAACCGAGGTGTTCGACAAGGCCGCGAGGTTCTTCACCTCCTGGGCATACTCGGTCGTCCGGCTAGTGATCGCCACCAGGCCGGCCACCGCAGCGGCAGAGGCCGCGCCAATCCCGGTGAATGCGCTGCTGATCGCCTGTTGCAGCGTCGTTGCGTTCTTCCCGGTCCGGTCGAATGCGCTGTCGATACGCCCCAGATTACCGTCGATCTTGCCGGCGGCATTGGCGACGGAGGACTCGCCCCGCGCCACCTCCTGACGGAGCTGTGCCGTGGTCGCCTCGATCCGAACCAGCATGCCCTGAATGTCGCCGTCGGCCATAGCCCCTCCACTGAACGCAAAAACCCGCCGAAGCGGGTCGTGTCACATCACTTTTCTTTTGATCGCCCCATCGCCGCCACGCGCAGGCCCATGCGGAGCTCCTTGGCGGCAACGGTCTTGTCCGGCTTGGCCGGCTCGCCGCTGCCGAATGGGTTGCTCGCCCGCAGGAACTTCACCTTGGCCTCCCAGGCCATGAGGATTTCGATCACCGGTGTCTCCCAGGCATCGCGAGGCGACCAGCCGAGCCAGCCGGTGGCCAGCTCGTACAGCTCATCGACGTAGCTGCCGTTGCCTGGCCTGCTTACTCGTTTCCCGGTGCAACTTCGGCGTCCAGCTCATCCTTCGATTTTCCGCCTGGGTTGAGGAGATTGGTCAAATAGGTAACGACCTGCGGATTCACCTCGCGGATGCCGGCCTCGAAGACCTGCTCCTCCAGTGCTTCGATGTCCTTCGGCTTGAAGTCCTGGCCGGAGCCGATCAGCAGCACGGCAGCGATAGCGCTGGGTTTCAGGTGGCTCAGTTCGCCAATGGCCGGGCCAATGCCGCCAAAGCGGGTCTCGATGTTGCGCACGGCCTTGAGGGTTGGTTTCAGTTCGAAGGTCTGCTGGCCAACTGTGATGGTGGTGATGCCGTGGGTGGTCTTGGACATGGAAGGGTTCCTTGGGGAAAGAGAAGAAGCGTGCGGCCAGGTTGGCCGCACACCAGGGCGCTATGGGCGGATCGTTACGGCGTGACGACTTCGTAGATCTCGGAGTTGATGCCGAGGGTCACGTTGCGCTTGAGCACGCCCTCGACGGTGATGCCGGACTTCTTGTTGCTCATCACCTTGGCGGCGAAGTAGTCGACCTCGCCGTCGACGTACTCGACCTTGAAGGGGTAGTCGAAACGCGAGCGATCCAAGAAAGCCTCGACCAGCTTGATCTGGCCGGCATCGCCTGCGTCGAAGGCGACCACAAGCTCAGAGGTGCCGGCGTCCGCCAGGCCTTTCAGATGCTTGGCGCGCCCTTGAGCCAAGCCCGCAAAGGTCACGTCGTTGATGGTGTCGCCGTAGTCGCCGATGCTTTCCACCTCGCCGATCTCGACGTAGGTCAGGCCAGAAAGCAGAGTGACGGCAGCGGCGTGGTCGGCTGGCAAGTCAGCAGCGAGGCGCGGAGCGATGTGGATTCGCGTGCCGGCGCCGGTATTGATAGACATAAGCAGTCCTCCCGAGGACAGGTGATTGAGCCGCAGCGCGGCAGTGGTTCAGTGAAAAATCAGTGCTGGGTGTAAATGCGTAGGGTCACGGCACCCTGGTAGGTCACGCCGTCCGGTTCGCGGTTTGACTGCTTGCGCAGGACTCGGACCGATACGACATGCCCCGTTTCGAGCTGGAGTGGTTGTTCGTGCAAAGCCTCATCGATGGCAGCCATGACGCGCTTCACCTCCAGTTGGCCCTTGGCATCGCTCCAGACGCTCAGGTACAGCAAGCGCTCATCCATGCGACTGGCCAAGAAGTCGGCGGCGTTGATGATCTCGTTGTCGATCGACACATAAGGCATCTGCGCGTTGAGCGGTGCACCGTCGTAAACCGGGCAGTTCAGTGAAGCCAGGCCGGCTTCCAGACGATCAGCCAGGGCGATCTGTAATGCAACGGATGGATCAGCCATCGCTTGCCCCCTCGCTGGCCTTCCTGAGCGTGCGGGCCACAGCCGCGCGGATGTTGGCCAGGACGAATTCACGGTTCACGTCGAGCGCCGGCCGCAGCCAGGGATGTGCAGGCCGCGCCGGAATGTCCGGGTACTTGCCGAAGAAGCTTTTCCCGTCGGACTTGTTGGTGACCCGCTTATTGCGCCCTCCAGAGCGCTTGCCCTCGGTGTATCCCTTAGTGCCGTACTCGATAAACCTTAGGTAGTAATACTTCCTGTTGGCCTTCTTCCCACGCAGGCCGATCTGCGCATCCAGGCCGCTCTTCGACACAAAGGCGCTCAGTGCAGCAGCCCCTTCGCCTGTGTCCTTAGGAACGAACTCGCGCATGCTCTCCAGAATGCGGTCTGCGCCATCCTGCATGGCGACCTTCACCTCGTTATCCATCGTCTGGTGAATGTTGCGCAGCGTCCGACGAAGTTTGAAGTCACCGGACAACCTCGACCGACGAGCCATGGTCAGGCCTTCCGCGACTTGGGCGGCTTTACTGCCGGCGCTGGACCTTCATCGGGAGCAGGTTCGACGACCTCTTCGACAACGCGCTGGGCGATGAGGGCGGCACCCTCATCGTCCGGTACCGAAAATGTGTCGCCCACGGCCTTGCGGCCCATTGGGCCAGAAATACTGGCCAGAGCTTTCACTCGCATGGTGATGTCCTCAGGGGTTGATGACGTTGGAGCAGAGCAGGCGGAGCATGCTGTTCGCGTTGTCCGGCAGCGCTGCTGCAATGAGGTAGGTGGTGCTGACGCCACGGACGGTCTCCACCAGGCGACAGCCCGCGACAGCATCCGTGCGCGGACGAATGCGGATCTCGGCAGTCACCAGGGTCTGGATGCCTTCGGCGACCGGCGCCAGGCGCCCGCTGGGCAAGGTGATCTCCGCCCAGACCTTGCCCAGGTCCTGCCACTCGACTTCGGCCCCGCCGCCCCTGATACGGGTCTCGACCTCGCGCTGCAGAGTGAGACGATGACGCATTGGGCCGGCTCTCATATATTCACCCAGCGGTGCGGTAGCCACAGGGCATTGGTGGCCATGGGCAGTTCGATCACGGTAACTCCGATGGCGACGGTCTCCCGACTGGCGTACCAATGCCCGATCAGCAGCAAGGCGCCTTGCCGAATCGCCTTCGTAATGCCCAAGGCATTACCTACCGGATCAGGAAGCGGTTCACCTTCGGCGATCAGCTTGCGATTGGTCCACAACTCGAAGGCACTGATGGCCGCATCGGAGTAGCCCTGAATCAGGGCGTCCTCCTCGTCGTGATCAACGCGCAAGTGGGCTTTCACCGTGGCGAGGTCAATCATTTTTCGGCACCAGCTTTTGCAGCTCTGGCTTTTTCGCCGCGGCGTCGAAGGCGATACCCTTCGCCGTCAGCCACTCTTTCAGCTCCGGCACGTTCATTTTCAGTGGGTCGGTTTCCACCGCCCCCGAGCCGTCAAGGTAGGTGGCCACTCCGAGGTGCTCTACAGCAACCAGGGCGCAGCGGTCGGAAACATCCTGCTCGCCAGCCTGAACCTCGATCACCTCGTTGCCGCCTTCAGCGAACTTGAACGACGTTTCAACGGAAATTTTCGGCATACATCCTCCACAGAGAGGGCGCCCGAAGGCGCCCGCTCGATCAGGCAGCGCTCAGGGTCAGAACCTTGATCGCCTGGGAGTCGACGAGCATGCCGCCGACGCGCTTGGTGGTGTAGAAGCCCACGTACGGCTTGTTGGTGAGGTTGTCGCGAATCACGCGAGTACCGATGCGATCCACGATGGTATAAGCACGCTTGAAGTCGCCGAAGGCAATGGAATTGGCGTCGGCCGCCACGTTCGGCATATCTTCATTTTCGACGATGCCGTAACCCAGCAAGGTCGACGGAGCGCCCGCTTCCAGGCCGGGCCGCCACAAGTAATTGCCTTCGCTATCCTTCAGCTTGCGGACATAGGCCACGGTCAGGTTACCCATCATGAAGCGGCCATTCGCTCGGTACCCAGCCTTCAGGGCGTGGATCAGACTGATCAGGTCGTCACCATCGAAGGCGCCGGCAGTGCCGCTGACCAGCTTCTGTAGAGAGCCGAAAGCGCGAGTAGCATCACCAGTCGTGACCAGCGGATAGGCCAACAAACCTTTCGGTTTATTGACGCCGTCACCAAGCAGGAAGGCATTGCCTTCGCGCTCGGAGAACTCGCGGGAAATTTCTGCGTTCAGCCAGGCCTCAGCATTAAAGAACATATCGTCCAGGCTGGTCTGGGTAGCCTGGGGGTTGGCATATATTTCACCCATGAATGCCGAAATGGTTGCCAGTTTTGGGGTGCCGGTCTCCGGGCGCGGATCAGTTTCGCCTACCCAGCCAGAGCCGGAGCCGCCGAGGCTGGCCAGGCGACTGTAATTCGGCGTCCCCACAGTGATCTGGTTGCACACCTGGCGCATCGGCGACGCATCGCGCAGTAGCTCGATGACACTACGATCCAGCTCTTCCGGCACGGCGTAACCGCCATCAGCCTCGACGCCGATCTGCAGTGCCTTTTCCTGTAGGTCGCCCAGGTCGGTATTAGCGCCCTTGCGCACGTACTGCATGAATGCGGTCTTGTGCTCGCTGGCGGCCTTGGTGCCGGTGCCGTCCGGGCGCTTCAGGTCGGCCAGCTCCTTTTCGAGCGCCGACTTGAGCTCGTCGAGCTCGCCCAGCTTCTCGTTCAGGGTGTCGACCTGGCCGGAAAGCTTTCCCTTCTCCGCCTCCAGCGCATCGATGCGCTTGTCGTTCTTCTCCTTGAACTCGTTGAACTTGCCGCCGAGCTCTTCGGCGACCTGTTTCACATCTTGAATATCTACAGGCATGGGTGCCCCCTTTCAGAGTTTGTCGAAAATGGATTTGAGGGAATCAAGCGCTTCGCCCACACCCGCCTCTCGCGGTGAAACTGCGCTGTAGCCTTTGGCCATAAAGGCCTTGGCCTGGGAGCCAGAAAACCCTACCTCTCGCAGGGCTCGCTCCACTTTGCTGGGCGGCGGGGTCTCGCCGCGGGCCAGCAGAGATTTCACATCGGTGATCCGGGCCTCATCGTTGGCCGGGAAGGTGACCAGGGAGACTTCCCACAGGTCGATCGCCTTCAGCAGCCAGATGCCTTTCTCCTTGTCATACTCGTAGTCATCGAGCATGTAGCCGATTGACATGCCGGTGAGGCTCCCGGCCTTCATGTGCGCATGGGCGCGCTTGGCCAGCGGATCAGCCTCCGTTAGCAGCTGGCCTTTCACGTACAGGCCAACGTCGTCCTCGCGCATCTCGGTGTACACGCCGATCGGCTCGCTCATCTGGTGTTGCCAGAGCATGGCTGGAAGCCGGGCCTTTTCCTTCCACTTGGCAAGGCTCGCCGCGAAGGCGCCACGAACAACCACGTCACCGTAGCTGTCTTCGACGCCGAACACCGAGCCATAGCCCTCGAACTCGCCGCTATCGCTGACCGACTTGATGGTCAACGGCAGGTCAAGGCGCTGCTTTGTCTGCATCGTCGTCAGCCTCTGGTTTGGTAGTCATGTTCATTGGGGTCAGGTAAATGTCGCCGCCTTCGCGAGGGTTCTCGTCCTCCAGCTCACGGCAATCGTTCGGGCTCAGGATTCCCCACTGAATGCCCTTGCCGTAGGAGTCGTAGCGCCCCTTGAGGTCGCCGCGCATCAAGGCGCCAGCGTTGAACTTGGCGTAGTGGGTGAGGCGATCTTTCTCACTGAGCAGGCCGACCCGTATCCGGTGCTCCACGCGCGTGATGATCGGCACCAGTGAGTAGTTCACGAAGTTCATGCCCATCTGCTCAACGTTGTTGAGCGTCATCTTTTCCATGTTCGCCACCAGGTGCGGCGGCACGCGGAAGAGGCCGCAAATCTGCGCCTCGGTCATGCGCTTGGACTCGATGAACTGGGTGTCCTGGGCGTTCAAGCTGATCGGCTTCCAGTCCAGACCCATCTCCAGAATCATGGGCTTGTAGGCGTTCGCCGCCCCCATGTGCTCGCCTTGGAACTCTTCCTTCAGCCTGGCGAACGCCTCGTCGGTCAGGGTTTGCTCGGTGCGCAGCACGCCGCTGGTTACCGCGCCGTTGGTGAACAGCTTGCCGGCGTGAGCGTCCATCGCCTGGCCCAGGCCAAGAGTCTGACGGGCGTAGGCGATCGGGTTCAGACCATTCAGACCATCCAACGTAAACAGGCGGACGTGCCAGATCTCTTTTTGCGTTAGGGTCTTCTGCCCGCTCTTGAAGTCGACCTTGTACTCAACCGTCCAGTCGTCGTTTAGCTTCGGCTGGACAATGTCGGGATTGAGTGGGAGCAGCTCGACGACATTGCCGAGGGCCTCGACCTTGTAGGCGTAGAAGTTGCCGCGCAGACATAGGCAGGCGACCAGCATTTCCCAGAATTCCTGGGAGGTCATGTAGCCGTTCGGCGCCATGGTCAGCAGCGGGAAAAGCCGGTGGCCGGTGGCCGGCAAGCGTACCTTGTCCGTCTGTTTCATCAGACGGCACGGCAGCATGCCAATCGACTCGGCCAGCACGCGCACGCAGTTGAAGACCACCAACTGCTGCAGAGCGCTGGAGGTCGTCACGCGCTGTCCTGACGATGTTTCGTAGCCGGAGCCCATCGCCTGGGCCAGTTTCTCCGGCGTGTCGATGGCCAGCGGATTGTTCTTTCTCCCAAGCAGGGCCTTAAACATCAGCTCCCTCCTCGGATTACGGCATAGGCCGACAGTGACATGAGGATCACCCCGCACACCGAAAGCGCTACGGCCTCACCAAAGCCAACCCATAGACCGCGCGCGAGCAGGCCAAAGCCGACCATGCCGACCACATCCGGCAGGCTTTCGCGCAGGCGAGCGAGGGCCGACACCTCATCTTCACGAGGCGTCTGTTGTTCAGGAGTCATAGGGTTCTGATTCCGTGTTTGGTTATGTGGTCCGAAAGGCTGCTGACAACCTCTGGCGTATCAGTGCTAGCTGCTACAGCCATAGCCAGAGCAACCATTCCATCGATCCGACCGCTGGCCTTGGCCTTGGTGAACTTGCGCCCGCCAGCTGGATCACTGACGGCAACGGCGTTGGCCGCACACATCGCCAGAACTGGATGCATACCGTGCTTGAGCTTCTTCGCAAGCAAACGCGACTCAAGCTCACGCAGTGCTGGCGACATGCTCACGAAGCCCTGGCCGAACTCCTTGAACCGCCCCAGCTCTTCCTCGCTGAAACCAACGCGCTCCAGCCATGGCTTGAGGAATCTCATGTTGTATCGGTCGAAGTTGAGGCACTGGACGTCATAGCGATCGAACACTCCGCGCAGGTACTCGGCGACAAACTCGTATTCGATCGCTCGGCCCGGAGTCGTCTGCAAGTAACCATCCCTGGCCCACTGGTCATAAGGTACGCGGTCGTTACGCGACTTCTCGACCAGGCCTTCCTCAGGTAGCCAGAACGTCGAATCAACGTCGCCTTGCTCGCCCACCAGGACCAGCGCCGTCAGGTCGCTCACGCTGGACAGATCGAGGCCGCCATAGACCGCCTGACCCTCCAGGCAATCCGGTTCTGCACCGTTCTCCTGCCAGATGGCCCGGGGGATGAACGGGCTGCGCGCTTCAACCCGCTGGTTGAGGATCAGGTTTCGGTAGGCCGGCTCTCGACTAGGCAGCCGCTTGGCATCTGAGGCCTGGCGAAACACCTCATCCTTGTTCATGAAGTCATCAAAGTGCGGGTTTGCCTGGCGGATCGCCTCCTCACTGAAGGGGTCAAGATCCATTGAGGCAGTGCACAGCTCAACCTTGTTTCGCGGGTCGGCGCCAGTCAGTGCGTCATCGATCAGCAAGCTGAGTAGGTCAGCGTCTGTCGGGGCCTGCGTACTGATGATGATCGACAGCGGTTGCTCTTGTGCAGCACTGGCGGTCTCCAGCGCTTCGTACAGCTGCGACCGAGGCCCGACCACCTGCCCCAGCTCGTCATGAATGACCAGGGCAGGGCTGAGACCGAACTTGGTGGCAGCGTCCGCGCTGAGCGCCTTGTAGAAGGTACCCAGCTCACCGCACAGCAGCTCCTTGGCTGTGTCCCGGATATTCACGTACTCGGAAAGGTCTGGGCTCATCCTGACGACCTTGGCCGCCAATTCAAAAAGGATCGCCGCCTGGTCCCGCGACTGCGCTGCGCTATAGAGCTGGGAGTTGGGCCGAGCTTCTGGGCCGCAAATGTGAAGCAGCAGGATGAAAGCCGACAGCGCCGTTTTGGCATTCTTTCGCGCCATGGACAGGATGAAGGTCCTGGTTGGCGTGTCGTAGATTCGCTTGATCCATTTCTTCTGGTGCTTGGTCAGCTTCACCCGCTGACCCACAAGGCGCCCTTCAGGGATGCAGCAGAAGTCTTCGATCCACTTGATGTTCCGCTCGCCCCGACTCAGTCGTCGTTTGACTGCCATGGCTTACGTCCCTTCTGTGTAGCTACTGCCTTGTCCGCTCGGACCAAGCTTTGCTGGGTGAGGCGCATCGAACGCAGCAGCGCATTCATTGCGCGGGTTTCTCGCTCGAGCATTGCGCCGAGCTTGTCGAAGCGCTTCAGACCTTCATCTTCAAGAAGCCATTCGGGTTCGAACTCTTCGACCTGCTGGGCAATGAGGTCTGACTGCACCTTGTGCCGGCAGTACTGCACCAGCATCGCGGCGTGCTCGGGACCGAACCAGTCTGCCGGTCGGGCATTGACGATCTGGACCCACTCGGCCTTCTGTGCCGGGGTCAGGTGAAACGGTGGTGCCAACCGATTGTCGACGCCAACCGGCGAGGCGACAGCCATGGAGGCAACCGATTTTTTGCCTCGAACTGCCATCGTTTTTCCCAAAAAAACTACGAATTAATGAAAGGAGAGGGTCGGAACCGGTCTTGCTAGATGAGAATCCCTACTTTTTACCCCCCCCCTGGGGTGCCGGCGCGCCCAGAACGGGGCAGCGACGTGCTTCAATCGACATTCCAGTGATGGTTCGGGTCGAGCGGAAGGCCGGACAGATCGTGTCCAACCAGGTAGCCAGACTTCTCCTGCCGCTGCTTGATCGAGTCGTGACAGTGCTTGCAGAGTGACTGAAGTCCGGAGGCGTCATAGAAAATCGCCTCATCACCCTTGTGCGCCTTGATGTGGTCAACGACCGTGGCAGCGACGACCCTGCCCAGCCCAGCGCATAACCGACACAGCGGCTCAGCCTGCAACTGGCGCCAGCGCAGCCGGTACCACCGCTTGGTGTTGTAGAGATGATGCCAGGGTGAGTTGCTGGCCATCCTTCACACCTCAAGGCTGAGCTTGATCATCGCCATCGTCGCGCCGATCAGAGCAGCCGGCGAACTGGCAGCGAGTGCGAGAACTTCAGCCTCGACCCTGGCCACCTCTTCCTGCTCTTCCTTCGGCATCTCGCTGACCATGCCTTTGAGCTGGTAGTACTCGGCCTTGTCACTCATGAGCAGCCACCCGATTCAGCTGGATATCCAGCAGTTGAGCCAAGTGCTTGTCCAGTCGCTGGGCTGCCTGACCCGTGGCGTCTGCCAGTAGGCCAGCTGTCGACATGATTGCCGACTCCAGCGGGTCAAGGCTGACGCCAAGCGCCATACCCTCGATAGCCTTCAGCGGCTCGACATGACTACGCAACGCATGACCCCAGTACGCCTCGCGGGATTCCGAGCAGCGGCACAAGCCGTCCTCGATCTCGCTGGACTTCAGCTCCGTCGGGGCGCCTTCTTGCAACCACATGACCAGACGTGCTTTGCCAGTCAGCCCCGCGAGTTCGGCGTCACACATGTGCTCGGTGCTGGTGATGATCAACAGTTCAGACTTGGTTGGCATGGCGACCTCAGGGGAGAGTGGCAAGTGATCAGCCGGCTTGAGGACGATCCTCGAGCCGGCGCTGGTGTGTATGGGCATAGGTGTCTCCGTGTGCACCACGAAACGACGCACCTCGAATTTGTGGCGCGAGGATCAGGCTTCGTCGTCGCCTATGGGCACAACCACGACATGGCCGCGCAGCGTTCGGGTGTAGATCTCATCGAACCCCGAGCGCCTTGAGCGGACTGGTTCCGGGACAAAGACCACCAGGCCGCGCCTCGTATCAGCCCGTATCACGTTGCCGATCTCATTGCCGTTGACGTAGACGCGACGCCAGCCTCGCCTGTCGTGAGGGGTATGGATGTGCTCGATCATCGATCAGCCCTCGACCTTCTTGCTCATGAACCGGTCGGAGTAGTCACGCAACTTCTCAACTCCGATGAAGCCAACCATGCAGCCCGCGAAGACCGCCAGGTTGGTAGGGAGCGAGAAGTACTCCAGCACCGGCATCAGGCTGGTGCCAATCAGCCCGCAAAGGATTCCTTCGAGAATGACCTTGCGGCGACCACCGCCACCGTAGATGACCCGGCACATAGCCACGGCCGCGGCTGTACCACCCGTGTACAGCTGTGGCTGATGAGCCACCAGCCAGGCGAGCACTGCGGCCCACAGGCCAGGATCCTTCTCGGGCATGTTCGGCATCTCGATTCCTCCCGTTTCGGGGAGCGGAAATAGAAAAGGCCCGCCGTTGTGGCGAGCCCAGGAGTGGGTGCGGAAGGCTGGGGCGACCAACCACCCAGCGAGAACAGTAGAGGAGCCTTATGCCCAGCGAGGTGGCTGCGCCTGGGCCGAGGTCGGTCGGGCCATTGCTTGCTCCGTAAATGAAAATTCGTGCACCGACGTAAAACCGGTCGGATGCTTGCCTAGGAATCCCCTAGAGGCTAAAAGGAATGTTGCCCGATCTGGCCTCACTAGAGGGAACTAATAAATGCCGATCAGTGACATTTTTGTAATCGCTTACAAGCTCCACGGGGAGGCTCGCGAATTCATCGTCCGCGCCGAGCGAATGAATAACGCTGAGGCTTGGCACTGGGCGGCCTGCGAAGCTGGCGTAGGAGTCATTCCTAAATTCACTGCTTCGGATATCAGGAAGGTCTCTCGACCTGATGCTGAGCGCTTCGGCATAACCGACGTCCAATGGCGGAGGTCAGCCACCCTATGAAGTACCGCATTGACTACAACCTCAGGACATACCAGGTTTTGGATCTGCGATTGGTCTACTAGGCCGAGCGAAGACAATGTACTCACCGCTCTCCTCCGCCTGCATGCCTCCACTGACGCCCTTTCCGAGGTGCGTCCACCGTGCCGCTTATCACACAATGAATTGCGCAGTGCGGTCGCCGATTTGGGCATCTCGGATGTACGCATTGAGGGGGATAAATAGCTATATCGGGATACCCAGGCCAACGCTGGCAAGTACGCCGGTCACTGCAAGGGCGCCGGTACTTGGCTCGGCCATAGGTGATGCTCCAGAAACGAAAAAGCCCCGGCAGATACCAAGGCTTGGAATGGGTGCGGAGGGCCGGTTCTTACCCGGCTTGTTGGTCTGGATCGCTGGGTCACGTACCCCAGACTCTCATCGCGTAGCCGATCAGGGAGCGCACGGCTTTGATCGACGCCACTACCGACTTAGCCCAGCTGCCTGAGCGTGTCATCCGCATAAAAAAGCCCGCACAGAGCGAGCAAAGAGGGATCGTGCTTTTTTAAATCTGGTGGCTGTAGAACAGCGAGTACGACTCGATACCGTCGTTGGGCTGCTTAATGCCAGCGTTGGAGTAGTGAATCGCTCGGATGCCAACCTTCTGCGTCTCGCCGATCTTCAAGCCCGCACCGATGCGGTCTTCGAAGTTGAAGGCCGAACCAAAGTCCTGGTCACCTGCGGACGTACCAGAGAAGACCGCCAGGCCGATGCCAGCCTCAACGAATGGCTTCACGTTACCGCTGCCGAACTCGTAAACGAAAACTGGCGCAAAGGACAGCGAGTGAGCGCCACCGGAAGCATCTCCTGCTTCCCAATAGGTATACCCAGCATCCCAGTAACCGGTTAGACGGCCAGTACTGGATTCAAACCAGCTTTTGTCCCAGTTAAAGCCAATGCCGACGCGCGCTGTAAGACCACCTTGGCCTGTCGCGCCAAGCGCTCCGGATAACTCAGCCGCCCCGGCGGACGCAGCGAAAAGGGAAAGCGCCACAACGGCGAGAACGTTTTTCATACGCACGGTCTTCCATGTTATTGAGTAGCAACCTATCAGAATCATAGCGCTATCAAATCGTTCCCTCATACAAGAAAAATGCTTTTTTTGGAAAGCTACCTGAATCGAAGCCCCTCAAAAACACAAAACCCCGACACGATGGCCGGGGTTTTTCTGTGTCGCGTTGCTTGAAAGCTGGACACGCTGCTATGAAAACAGGTGTTTATCCGCCCGCATAGAACTTTTTACGCAGCTTCTCGAATTTCTTCGAGGGCGCAGTCGATCCATGCAACGCCAGCCTTGATGATCTCTCGGGCCTTGCGCTCGGACATTCCAGCCTCCCGACCTACCCGCATAGCCGGTTGCTTGTAGCCGTAGTACGCCCACACGAAGTCCCCCATCTGCTGGTTGCGCTTCACAAGCCTTGCAACAGCACCATCCACGACCAGCGCCAGATCGTCCGTGATCACATGCTGGCGCGCACCACCCTCGGATGGGACGTTGTCCCGCATGAGCGCATACAGGGGTGAGACGTACCGTGGCACGCCCATCTCGCACATCCGCCACCAGCCCCACTGCTCGAGCAAGTACTCGGTATCGCCCAGCATCTTGTCCACGTAGGTTCGTTTCTTCATGCAGCCCTCCGGGGCGTTGGGTCGGTGTCCAGGCCGAACAGCTCGCGCAGCAGCTTGTCAGCGTGTTTGTTCTTGGCGTTGCCTTCGGTGATCCAGCCCTTGGCGAACTGCTCGAAGCCAACATTTGCACGAGCGGCGTGCCAGTCGGCGACGATGTCCATCAGGGCTGCCGAAGCGATCCGGCCGTTGTTCCGCTCCAGCAGCATGCGATTTCCCACCTTGAGGAACTTGCACTCCACGGCGGTCATGCTTTTGCGCGGCAGTGCCGCGGTAACGTTGCTCATCGCAGCACCTCCAGTTCTTCGTCCACCACCCGCACACACTCGTCGAACACCTCCTTCGAAACTCGGGCGTTCAGCTCACGCAGAATGGCCTTGTCGCGGGCCTGCCAGGATGGACAGCTGCGCCTGGCCTCGATCCGCAGCGCCTTCATGTGCTGCATCAGGCGCTGGCGGTCGCGATTGATGTGCTTCAGCGCTGCCTTGGCGCGGTGGTACCAGTCAGGGTTGGAATATTTGCCCTCGGCAACTGCCCTGCCTTTGGCTTGGCCGATCTGGCACTCCAGGCGGATGGCGTCACGGGCCAGGGTTTCTTCCAGCACCTCGCATTCGGCCAGGGTGGTTGGCAGTACCATCGGCCCGCGCAGGCCAGTGCTTGGCGCTGGGGTGTTGCCACTGGCAATGGGCTGCTCAGCGCCAGCACGTTTGGTGACTGTCACCGACACGACCGGCTTAGCAGGCATACGGGTTGGCGGCTTGCGGCCTGGCCACAGATCAGACAGTTTCACGATGCTTGCTCCCCTTACGGTGTTTGGAGAAATTCAGTACGCGCCCCATCTCGACCTCATCGTCAGTCGGGAGGCGGTTACCGGCGAAGTTGACGAAGCGGGCGTACTGCCCTTGGCGTTGAACGAGGCATGAGCCCTGCGGTGCCTGGCGCCCCTTGTCGAGGATCAGCTCGGTGACGCCTTGCTCACCCGCTTCCGACTCGGGATCGTGATGCACAAGGATCACTGCGTCAGCGTCCTGCTCAATCTGGCCAGAGTCGCGCAGATCGCTGGCCTGGGGCTTCTTGCCGGGGCGGCTCGCCGGGTTACGGTTGAGCTGCGCCAGCACCAGCACCGGCACGCTCAGTTCCTTAGCCAGATTCTTCAGGGCGATGGAAATCTTCGCCACGGCGTCGGTGCGGCTCTGGTTCTTGCCCTCAGTGCCCACTAGCCCCAGATAGTCGATCATCAGGATGTCGAGGCCCTGCTCGCGCTGGAGCTTGCGGGCTTCCGAGCGGATGGCGCTCATGGTCATACCGGGGGTGTCGTTCAGGTACAACTGAGCTGCCTCAATCTTGCTGCCTGCAGTCCCGATGCGCTGCCACTCGTCCTCATCGAGGCTCTTGACCTCCTCCATGCGGCGCAGGTCGATCCCGCCCTGGGAAGCGATGGTGCGGACGGTCAACTCCTTCTCGTCCATCTCCAGGCTGAAGATCAGACCCACGCCAGCGCCACGGATAGCGATGTGGTTGACGATCTGCAGGCCCAGCATGGTCTTGCCGCTGCCTGGGCGGCCGGCGATCACCACCATGCTCTTGGGGCGCAGGAAGCCGATCAATTTGTCCAGATCGGCCAGGCCAGTCGAAAGCTTCGGCGGCGCTCGGTCGTCCAGCACTTCCTGCATGCCGTCGAAGACCTTGGGCAGCACCTCGGCCATACGCTTGTAACCGGCTTTGCCGCTCCCTTGGAGGTCACGCAGGTCTGCGATGGACTGCTGGGCCTGGGCGATGATCTCGTCCGGCACCAGGCCATTTGCAACGGCAGCCTTCGCGGAATGGCCGATATCGACCACCTGGCGAATCACCGCCCACTGCTTGACCTGCTTTGCGTAGGCCATCGCGTTGGCCACCGAGGGCACGTTGCGGCAGAGGTCCACTGCGAATGCCAGGGTGCCCTGCCCGCTCGGCAGAGTGCGCTGCACATCACCGACCGTCACCGCATCAACCGGCAGCCCACGCTCCAGACAATCACGGATCACGTCGAACAGGGCCGCGTGGTCGTCGTAGAGGAAATCGGCACTGGTCATCTGGCTCACGATGTCATCCACAAGCGCGGCGTTGCCATCGAGAGACGCTAGCATGATCGCCCCCAGCACGCCGTGCTCGGCCTCGGGGTAGCCCATCACCAGTTCGCTCATGCTTCACCTCGCGCCGAAGCCCAGGTGAACAGGACGGCAGGTCCGCCAGCATCGGTCAGGCGGTCTACAGCGCGATCCCCCAGGCACTTGCGCAGGCCGGCCAGCCCCAGGTTGGAGATCACGATGGTCGGCATCAGCTGCCGATACCGCGAGTCGATCACCTCGAACAGCACCTGGCGCTCGAAGTCGCTGCCGTGCTGAACGCCAACCTCGTCGATCACCAGCAGGTCAGGCGCCAGCAGATCGGCATACACGTCGCGCTCGGTCTGCTCCGACTTCTTGTCGAAGGTCATCTTGATGTCGCGGATGATCTCGATAGCCATGGTGTAGCGAGCGGAAGCGCCGTAGGAGCGAATCACCTGCTGAGCAATGGCGCAGGCCAGGTGGGTCTTCCCGGTGCCAACGTCACCCAGCAGCATCATCGAGCGACCGGCATCCCAGTTGGCTTCAAACTCGTCCACATACTCGCGGCACTTGTTCAGCGCGATGGCCTGGCCTTCGCGATGCGTGTCGGTCCGGTAGCTATCCAGCGTTGACGCCCGGAAGCGCAGAGGAATACCAGAGGCCAGCAAGCTGGCATTCACGGCTCGTTCGCGCCGGATGGTCAGCGCAGGCTTGCGGATCGCATCGTCAGTCGAGTGGACAGCGTCGAACTGGCAGCGCGGGCATCCCTTCCAGAAATGGTCACCAGAAAACGACTCGATCAGCTCGTCAGTGTAGGTGCCGTGTGCGTGGCACTCGGCCGGCTTGGTCTTGAGAATCTGTGGAGTGGTCATGATCTTGCTACCCGGTAGGTCCCGTCAGGCTGGCGAACCAGGCCTTCGGTGTGGTCAATCTTGTCGAGGTCGGTGTGGTTCGATTGGCCTGCGCCTCTGGTGCCAGATGCCCAAGCCTCTTTTTTCAGCCGGTCGACAATCCAAGAAGTCTTGAACCCCTGCCAAGCTGCCGTCATCGCCTCGGCCAGGGCTTTGTCGGGGCTGATCCCTGCCGCCCGACAGCCTTCAAGCTCAGCCAGTACGTTGTTCCAGATCGTCAGATTCAGAGGCCCTTTCTTCTTCCGGAACTGGAAGTAATCACGGGCGGTTTGCTCGCTCAGATCAGCGGGTGCCAGTTCGAGCATCTGCTCAACCGTGAACCCATCACTTCCCCTCTTACGGTTCTTTGATGGTTCACCTTTGGGTTCTATTACGGTTCTGGGTGAACGTGGTTCGGGGGTGTGGTGAATCTCGTTCGGGGGTGGTGGTGCATCTCCTTCGGGGGTGGGTGAAGCTGGTTCGGGGTGAACCTCGTTCGGGGGTGAATATGCTTCGGGGGTTAGCGTGTACATCGTCGAGCGGCCATTGCGGGCCTTGACTGCCAACAGATTTGCCTCACAGAGCCACTTGATTGCGGACTGAACAGCGCGATCAGAAAGGCAGGTGCGCGATGCAATTCGCGGAACCGATGGCCAGCAGACCCCTTCGTCGTTGGCATTGTCGGCCAGCGATATCAGAACGGCTTTCTGGGTGGCACTCATGCCCTGGAGGGGCCAGCACGTACTCATGAGGATGGTGCTCACAGCTCAAGCTCCTCGGTAACTCGGCGCACGAAGGCGTCGTAGGATTCCGGCATCACATGCCCTTGTTCTCGCTTGGCCAGCCATCCAGACTTGGCCAGTTCGTAAATGCCCCAGCGCTCGACCTTCGGCAGGTGCCGGAAGTTGGCATAGCTGGGGTACGCCGTGGCGTTGATCACTGCGCCACCGCGCTGCTGGAGCGCCTGGACTGGGTTCGAGGTCGTGGTCATTGGAGAGTCTCCGATGAGGGACCAGTGATCTTCGCTGCATGCTTGGCCAGGTCGGTCATGCTCCCGCCAGCCAAGCGAAGGACGAGCGACCGCAGCGCGGTGGTGGCATCCAGCGCGGTAACCCGCGCCTCCGCCATCGCAAGCGCCTGGGGCGAGTGGTCGATGATCGTTTCGAACACTCGCTCGCTGTAGTTGAACGCAGCACTGGCCAGCTGCAGGTTGCTCAGCCGATCGAATGCTTTCGGCGGCAGCGGCTGATTGAGTGGCGATACAAGTGGGATGCTGAAGGTGGGCGGATCACCACCATCCAGCAGATGCCGGCGCTCCTGCTCAAGGTGCTCTTCCGACACGACGTTCGCGTCATGTCCGGTACGCCGCTCGAACAGCACGCTCAGAGCCAGACTGGCAGCAACCAGGCTGACGTGAGTCTCGTCACGCTCATGGATCTGCGAACCGCCATCCACGACCTCAAGAGACTCCATCACCGCCTCGAACGAGATCAGCAACAGCTCGGGGTCAGAAAACTGTTCGAAGTAGGCCTTATCAAGAACCTTTGGGTTGCCAGGAAAATCGAGGATATTGCTCATTGGGCACGCTCCAGGCGCTCGACGAGCGTCCGCAGTTTGCGCTTGAGGCGGGTTGTCAGGTCGCGCTGTGCCTTCCAGCGCTCGTAAGCCACATCGGTGAACGCGATGACCCCGGCAAATTCCTCGTCGTACGGATTGACCCGTTTGTTGGTATCGGAGAAAGGCCTGCCGTAGGCGTCGAAGTACACCCGGTACATGGCGTTCAATTCGTTGCGCAAGGAGTTGCGCTTGGTCTCGGCACGCTGGTAATCGACTGCGGCCTCAGCAATCTGCTCCATCAGCTGCTGGTAGGTTGGTTTGGCTTTCATTCGTGCTCTCCAGCAGTGCCGAACAGTTCGGCCAAGTCAATTTGGTAAACGTCCATCCAGGCACCAGCAGGCCAGGAGCGAACCGTGCCGAAGGTGGGATGGATGACTTTGGGTGCAGTGATGCCACGCGCCGTACACCACTTGCGCAGCGGCACGTAACCGGCAGTGCCGAAGTTGCGGCCGGTGGCCTTCTCAACCGCGACCACGGACGCCTGGCGGATGCCGAGGCCCAGCTCTTCCTTGAGCTTTTGCACCTGACGGACTGCAGCGGATGCGGTGGCCATAGCCGTGGCTTCGCGGCGGGTGCCAATTTCGGCTTTCGTTCGGACTGCCTCATCGCGCTGCTGGGCGATCTGTCGGTTCTCAGCGATCAGCGCCAGCTGCTTTTCAACGGCACCCTGCAGCGCAATGAGGGCACCTTCCTGGGTCGTAACGTCAGGCTGGCTGGCACGGTTGCGCTCCTGGACAAGCTCCCAAAACTCGCGGACCAGCTTTTTCTTGAAGGCCCGGACAATCTCGGTGTTGCGCATGTAGGTGAGTAGCAGCGTTGCCTGCGGCTCTGTCAGCAGAGCGATCTCCCGCGTCTGCATACCGCCAGCCGTTTCGAAGGGGTCTACCTCGAATCGAACCCTTCCGAACTCGCACAGATCGTCGTGATACTTACGCACAAGAGCGATAACGCTGGCATGCTCGTTCTCGGTCCCGGCAGCGATAGCAGTGGTCGGCGTGACGGCATCGCCGTCCTTGATGGTGACCAGGTTCATGCCGCACCTCCCACATCCTTCGCATCATGGAAGGCAGCTGCGTTGCGGTGCGGGTACAGGAAATTCCTGGTGTCGAAAACGACCCGCTCAAACAGGCGTTCAAGCTCCCCGGTTACAGGATTGCCGAATCCGCCGAGCGAAGGCACGACATGCGCCCAGTACAAGGCTTTGATCAATTTGAATGACTCGCGGGCTTCGTTGAAGCGTGCGATTTCGGCGGCGGTGAGGGTTACGCCCTGGACGATCTCGCCATGCAAACCATCTGGATTCCACGCAGGGACAATATGGTTCATTGGGGGTCTCCAAGTCCGTAGCCATCTGACAAAACTCTCGATGAGCCGCCCAGGCGATTACTCGCATGGCGCGGACAATGCCGTTCTCGCCCTGATCACCGATCATTGCGGGGTGTTCGCCCGGTTCGCTGCCCTTGAAGCCGCCATTGTGCTCAAGCACTTCCGAGAGGATGGCCAGCAACTCAAGGCTCTCCTCTACGCGCTTGGCTGGGGAGGAAAATTTGGTCATGGGATGGCTCATGAGGGCACCTCCGCGCCACGAACTGGAGAGGTAAGGTTTTGTGGCGCGGGGTCTTCGGCTTCGCGGATGGCAAGAGCCACTGAGTCGAGCAGCGCTTCACAGTGCTGCGTCAGCACCCAAACGCCGTAGATCTCCTCGCCGTTATCAGGCGCCGCGCTCATAAGAGCCCCGAGCAAGGCATTCACGCTGGACAGAATTGAGCTAGCGCTCTCAATTGCGGCGTAACAGCTAGTGCCAGGAAGAACCTGCAGCCCTACTCCGGAGATCAGGAAGCCTTCGGCACGCGTAACAAGTGCGGTCATTGGGCACCACCTTGCTCGGCGGCATGAGGGAGCGCGTCCTGGTAGGCGTGTTCGTGATAGGCGTAGAGCGTTTCTGCGCAGTGCCCTAAGGCGCTCAACAAGGCCTCTCGGTCGCGTCCATTGAGCAACTCGCCAGACTCCGCCGAGTCTTCAAGCAGTATCCTGGCGATGCCGTGAACGCCATATGCCGCACGGAAGCGGCTACGGAGATCGCTCAAGTGAGGCTTGGGTGGTTGCGCGGGTGATTGCGCGGTGGTATTTTTTGGGTGCATCTCGTCCTCCTACAGAACGAAGATTCAAAAAGTCCCTGCCAGGGGACTGGTTAGAGAAACCCGCTTCCTACGGCGGGTTTTTTGTTGCGCGCGATTTAGCCGCTCAACAAAAACTGGGATGGGCAGACCTTCATGGCAGCGCCTGCTTTTTGAGATTGGTACTGGGGGCGTCGAAGCCCAGGGTCATTTGCACCAACTGACGACCGCGCTCGACCTCAGCGATCAGGGTTGGTTTTGCACGCTTCCAGGCATTCAGCGCACGACCGGCGGCACTAGCTACGTCTTTGTGATCGTCAAATTTCTTGCAGGCGCGGTTTAGGGCATCCATCGCAGACAGGCTGCCCCGAAGAAGCGCGTCGATCTGCTCGTCAACCCAAAGCTCAAAGTCTACGGACAACCATCGCGCGAACTTCACAGCGAGCCGTGGATGAATCCATGTTCCGCTATCCGGGGAGTTGCCTCGGCGTGAGGTCACGAACGTAATGCGGGATTTCCCCGCATTACTAGCTGAGGCCCTGGCGGACAGCTTTTCGAGATATTCACGGGTGGAAGCAAGGCGCAGCCACTCATTCGGAACCTTTCCAAATCGTGCTGCGGCGCGGGTAGCATTGATCCAGCCATCCAGATTGAACTGCACCGGTTCGCCCTCGAATGGCAATGAAATTACGTTGCTCACTGCGCACCTCAGGTACTGGATAAATTCACAGAGGGGTTGCCCGACTGAATAACCGAAGCCAGCTGGCGTATCGTTTGGTCCAAGGTAGGGCCACGGTTAGCCTCTCGATCATGCCGGGCAGGAAACGAACGCACCTCAATCGCAGCAAACGAGCCGTCGGCCTGCTGCGTAACGTAGACCGTACGCCCAATACGGATGGCCTTGCTCAAGGCGCCTTGCGTCATGCCAAGCAATGATGCGGCATGTGGTTGCCCGTGACCTCTAGCAAAATCCTTCAGGGGGACCATGGTCATGGCCTACCTCCAGTTAGTACTTTGCCGCGATAGTACCTTTGGCATTTGTTGGTTGCAATACCTTTGGCATTTGAATGGTATTACTATCGGGAATATTATTGGAAGATGAAGAAGCCCCTACCCCAAGATCGAAAGGAAGAGTGCCAAAGACTCAAGGCGATCTTCGATGGCAAGAAAAAGGAGCTGAGGCTCACTCAGGAGAAGCTTGCGCACCTCTTGGGTATTAACCAGAGCTCTGTTAGCCATTATCTAAACGGCGTGAACCCACTGAACGCCTCCGTCGCTGCAGCCTTTGCCAAAATTCTCGGGGTCTCTGTGTGGGATTTCAGCCCTCGCCTTGCTGAGGTAATTGAGTCCTTCGCATCCATGCAGGTAACTGCTGATACCTTCAAGGCAACCTGGTCCCGCAGCGCTAAGGTACTGGATGCGATTCCCCATGAGCAGTATGTGCTCATCCCCCAATTCCTGGACGATAACTCATTTATCCCTGGAGTAAATGATGAGCATGTGGGGCTGACTGAGGGCATGCTGTTCCGGCGCGGCTGGCTCAGAGATGCGGGATTGCATTACCCAAATCTCCGCATTTTGTACGCCACAGACGACAGCATGGCTCCGCATATCGCTAAAGGGGATGTGGTCATGATCGACACATCCGGGAAAGTCCTTGAAGACGGGAAGATTTTTTTGGTTAGGCGTCCCGACGGCAAGACCAGTATCCGAAGGGCATTCCACATGATTTCTGGCGGCTGGGCTCTGAGGTCTGACAATTTGGACAAGCAGAGATATCCTGATGAGACGCTTAGTAGCGATGCTGCCGATGGGCTCCCAATCATTGGTCAGATAGCTTGGCGCGGCGGAGGCGCCAGGTGAGCAAATCATGAAGCCAAGCTTAAACCGCTCACGAGCGGTTTTTTTACGGCTACTGGAAAAAATATTACCAAAGGCATTTACACAATAAATTGCCTTTGGTAATTTTACCTCCATCAACTCATCGCATGGAGCAAGCCCACATGACACCCCCCACCATTACCGCAAGCGGCTGGACCGGTTTTCTCGGCATGGGGCTCGCTCCGCGTGAGCTTGAGGCAACCCTTTATGCCGCAAGCGATCTGACCCAGAAAGAGATTGCGCGCTTGATGGGTATCAGCCCTAAGACCGTTGAGAAGCGCATTGAGGACGCTCGCTTCAAGCTCGGCGCCAGGACCATGCGCGGCCTGGTCCTCGAAGCGTTCAGGCGCCAGATCATCGCCCCTTCTGTCATGGCCCTGATCGCCCTGCTGACCACTCATGCGGTACTCGGCGACGACCAAGCGCTGAGAATTCGCAGGGGCGGCGGTGAGCGCCGGGTCGAGCTTCGCGTTGCGGCGCGGCGGGTCGAGCAACAGCTCCAGGTGGCGGCGTGAGCGCCAGCTCAAACAAACCTCAAATCAGGACCAAGCCATGATCAGCGTGACTATCGGCATCAGCTCGGAGGCGCAGCAGCCAGCATCTGCTCCTGCCGCTGCGAAATTGACCACCCTCAAAGAATTGGCCGAGCTGCTCAAGATGGACCGCAGCGCAGCCCGCCGCTACGTGATGCGCCTGGGCTATGTGCCGAAGCGCGCCCGTACCGCCTCCAGTGGATTCCAAACCGCTTTGGTGTTCGATCACGACCAGGTGCGCCAGATCGTCGAGGCCCGGCAACAGGACGGGTACTGCTGACACGGATCGGCCAGCGTCGAGGGCTTTCCCGCGAAAGCCCTGTGCGGTGACCAAGCCTGAGCGAATGGGGTAGCGAAACGCGACCCCATCCTTTCGGAGATACCAGATGAACTTGATTCAACGCAGCTTCAATGGCCACTCGATCCAGGTGATCCTGGATGAGAATGGAGAACCGTGGTTCATCGCGATGGAGGTGGCTGAGGTGCTTGGCTACAGCGATGCCTACGAGATGACCAAAAAGCTGGATGACGACGAGAAGTCAAACCGGCAAATCGCCGGTTTGGGTACCGCAACTGGCGGGCGCGGGGTTTCGACGATCAACGAGTCTGGCCTGTACTCGGCGATCCTCACGAGCAGCAAGCCGGAAGCCAAGCCGTTCAAGCGCTGGGTGACCCACGAAGTGCTGCCAACCATCCGCCGCACCGGTAGTTATTCGATGGCCCAGCAGCAACAACTCCCAAGCGCGAACGATGCGACGATCCTGATCGAGTCGATGGCGCGGACCATGAACTTGCCGCCTTCGGCCACCCTCGGAATGTACCAGCGTTACGCCGCCAAGATCGGCCAGGCCGACTTGCTCCCGGTATATGCGATCGACGCGCCAGACGGCGACACCTCCAGCCACACAACTGCCGCCCTGGCCACTCTGATCAAAAAGACCGGCCTGCCAGTTACCGCCCGCAAGGCCTACCTGTGTATGCAATCTGCTGGCCTGGTCGAACGCAAAGAGCGCCCGAGCAAGACGAGGGGTGTCAAAGAGTTTTGGGCGCTGACCGATGCTGGATTGAAGTATGGCAAGAATGTCACGAACCCGAAGAACCAACTTGAAGTTCAAGTTCATATTTACGAAAGCAAGTTCGACGAATTGTGCGAATTGCTGGATGTACATGGTTTGCGCTAACTAACAAGTACCACCCCCAGCTTCACTCGAAAGCCAAGTTACTCGGCAGGCTACCGGCTTGCCTGAAAAAGGAGAAACACATGCTCTGCCTTACACGACGCATCGGTGAGCGCATCGTCATTGGCGACGGAATCACTGTGCAGGTATTGCAAATCAATGGCGGCATCGTGCGCATCGGTGTTGAAGCGCCAGCAGGTGTTCCCGTCGACCGCGAAGAAATCCGCGAACGCAAACAGAAGGAGCCACGCCATGGCCTTTGATAGTCACAGCCTCGACAAATTCGTTGTACGTCTCCCCGACGGCATGCGCGACCAGGTGGCGGCAGCGGCAGCATCAGACGACCGCAGCATGAACAGCCTGATCGTGAAGGCGATCCGCGAGTACCTGGACCGCAACGAGCGCGCCAACGTTTTGCTTGATGCGCTGACCCTGGCCGCCACCGCCCAAGGAGTTCGCCATGACGCAGCCTGATCGCATCACCTTGGTCTTGAAAGCGCCCGAGGGTGGAAGCCTGGAGCAGATCCTGCCGTTCGCCCAGCTTGGCGCCCACGTCCATGTCGGTCGCGGCCTGGCCGTGATCGCTGGTGCCAGCCAGGGTGACCTGCAGTGGGAGCTTGAGAAAGCGCTGGCCCGTGCAGGTGGCGCGCCGCAGATGTCGGTGGTGTACACGCCATGGACCGATAAGCAGGTTCTGGATTTCCTGTCGGTTGCACTGCGCCACGTCGTGGTGGAAGGCGACCTGCAGTTCAGCCACATCAACGACGCCATGCTCTACATGGCAGAGAAGGGAGAGCCTGCATTCTGCAAGGCGCTCAGTATCGACGAGCACGTCAAGTTGGTAGCCGACGCCCGCCGGTACCGCTGGCTGCGTGACCGCGAGCGTATCGGAGATCCCGACGAAGATCTGCTGGTGGTGCGCGGCGATAACTGGCTCTCCGCCGAAGAGCTGGATCAAGAGATCGACACCGCCCTGCGCCTGGAGGCCTTGCAGCAGCAGGTGGTGCAGGAGCAGCAGCCATGAGCCAGCTCAAGCCTGCCCGCAACGAGTTCGAAGACCTGGGCGAGCGCCTGGTGCGCTTAGGTGAAGCTCTGCAGGATGCCACCAGCAGCGTCGGTTATCTCAACCAGCTGGCCCGTGAGTGCGGCATCAAGCTGCGCCTACGTGTCGTAGCCGAGGGGGAGGGCGTTATCCATGGGTAGCCTCGCTGAAATGGCGGCGGAGCATGCTCGCCGGGCTGGAAAGCGCATTCGTCCCGTTTGGAGCGATGAGACGACCAGTCTGCTGATCAAGCACTACGCGCTTACCCCAATGAATGAGTTGGCCAAGTTGCTCGGGAAGACACCTGAGCAAATCAAGAATAAGGCGAATCTGCTGAAGTTGCGAAGAGACCCATCGTTTCAGCACGTCACTCGCTTTCAGGCGATACCTCGCGGGGTCACGGCGCATAACTGGATTGAGCCAGGCGAGCGTCGAGATGACGGGCGCTATATCAGAGTGAAGCTACCCGATGGCAGCTGGGTGCTGGAGCACCGCTGGGTCTGGGAGCAAGCCAATGGCCCGATCCCCGACGACTGCGTGATTGTCGCCAGAGACGGCAACATCAAAAACACCGCCCTGGACAACCTGATGCTGGTCACGAGGGACATGCACTGCCGGTTCAACCAGGTGCGCAAGTACCCCGCTGAGCTGCAGGAAGTCATCCTCGCCCAACACGAACTCAAACGAGCGATACGGAAAAAGACCGATGAAAAATAAACTCAGCGACCTGCGTGACCATCTTTTCGCCCAGCTGGAGGCTGTCCGCGAAGCCAGTGACGAAAACCTGCAGAAGGAAGTTCAGCGCGCCCAGTCCGTTTCGGATATCGGTCGCGTGCTGATCGACAGCGCCAAGGTCGAGATCGAGTACTTCCGCCACATCGGCGGGGAGAACAGTTCGAGTTCGTTCATTGAGTCGAAGCCTGCGCTGCCGCCAGCAAAACGAACCTGACGTGACAGATCAGCGTGACAACCAAAACCTGACGCGTCAGGCATCGAATCACAGTGTCGATTGAGAAACCATACATGACGAACACCACCCGTAACCTGATTCATCTGAAGGACGCCTGCAAGATGCTTGGCGTCAGCCGTGCAACCCTGAACCGCCGTGTGAACAATGATCCGACCTTCCCCAGGCCGATCAAGGATGGTGTCACGCGCCAGGCGGCGGTGTATTTTGTTCAGGCAGAAATCGAAGCCTGGATTCAAGCGCAGATGGACGCCCGCGGCGCAGCTTAGGCCGGCACAGCGCAAAGATTCTTGTATGGCCCCATGTATGGGTCCGAAAAACAATGCACTCAAGCCCTTTGAATTCAATGTTTTTCGAGTCTCCCTCGGGGCACCAAGATCCGGAAAAAACCGACCTTATGGTCGGTTTTTTTTTCGCCTGTTGATCGGCCATCAGCACAGCCGCCCTTCCTTCACCCAACAGAGGTTACACATAACGTAACTTTCTGTGCACCCTAACCGTTAGGGATCATGGTTGCCGCCCGCTCACGCTAGCCAGTATGAGTGGATGCAACGTCAGCATGAAGCTGTAGGCCAAGCGCTCTGGTCACCTTCAGGATGGTGGCGAAGCTTGGGTTCCCCTCGCCGGACAACGCCTTGTACAGGCTTTCACGCCCAAGCCCGGTATCACGGGCCAACTGAGCCATGCCTTTTGCACGCGCAATGGTGCCGAGCGCCTTGGCGATAAAAGCCGCATCATCACCCGCCTCTTCAATGCAAGCTTCGAGGTAAAGCGCCATGTCCTCGTCCGTCTTGAGGTGTTCGGCACTGTCCCATTTTTTCAACTTGACGTTACCCAT